CGATAGAGGCGTTGAGTTCAGATATTATGATAGTGCAGCAAAGCTTGGATTCTACGGTTACGATGCTTCGTATTCTGATCTCGCAGGTCATACAGGAGGATACAGATTCCTCTACGATGCTACAAACACTTCTGAAGTCTTCTCTGGAACAGATGCAGGTATCGTCGCTGGTAACCTCAAACTAACTACCAACACAAATTCTACATCTAATGCAACTGGCGACCTTGTAGTTGCTGGTGGTGCTGGTATTGGTCAAGATGTTAACATCGGCGGTTTGCTGGATGTTGACGGCACTTTCCGTGCTAATAGCACTTCTCGTTTCGACGACAATATTGTTTTACAAGGTGCATCTAAGACCCTGCAACTGAATAATGGTTCTGGTACAACTCGCATTGAGTTGCAATCTACAACTGGTAATGCATCTTTCTATGGCGTCGTAGATATCACCAATGACCTTAACATCAATACTAATAAATTTAATGTTGCTTCTGCAACTGGTAACACTCTCATTGCGGGCACACTTGGAGTAACTGGTCAAACTACTTTGACAGGTGCTCTTGACCTTAACAACACTCTGAATGTTTCTGGTCTGGTTTATCTTGAAAATACCGATGAACCAACTCTTGCTCTAAATGGCAGCACTGGTCTTTATGAGATTCAATCTAGTGATTATGGTGCTCTTCGTGTTGATGGTGGCGGATACATTGAAGGTGATACGCTCTTCAATAGTGACGTTTATATTAATGGTACAATCATTCAGAAAGAAGACGTTACAGCGAACTACTCCAGACAGAACTACTTGGAAGTTCGTTATAAGTTGCGTGCAGGTACAAGAGCAGCATACACTCCTTCCTATGCAACACACGATACTTCTAACCTGAGAGTCTACGGTGGTGCTGGTATTGCTACCACTCTGCATGTTGGTGGTACAGGTGCTGGCGAAGGTCTCTTTGTTGGTAAAGAATTCTCTGGTAGCACTGTTAAGTTCTCTGTCCTTGGTGCTTCTGGTAATACCGACATTCAAGGCACATTGGATGTTGCTGGTGCTTCTGAGTTTAACGGAACGGTTGATGTTGATGCAGACTTCGCTGTTAGAAACGGCACAACCGATAAGTTCTTTGTTGACAATGTAACTGGTAATACTGTTATTGAAGGCACTCTGAATGGTAAGGGTGATGTTGATTTTGATAGTGCTCTCAACGTTGATGGCAATACAACCCTGGTTGGCACTCTAACAGTTACCAACACTTCCGAGTTTAACAATACTGTTGATGTTGATGCTGACTTTGCAGTTAGGACTGGTGCTGGGGTTGATAAGTTTACCGTTGCTTCTGCTTCTGGTAACGTTGCAACTGACGGCACACTGGTCGTACAAGGTCAAACAACTATCAACGATTCTCTGATTGTTGATGCTGCTAACGAAGTCTTCTCCATCAGAAATGGATCTGCTGTTGAGAAGTTTGGTGTTGATGCTGATAATGGCAACACCAATATCATCGGCACACTGACTGTTGGTGATGCAACTCAGATTAATGACACCTTCGGTGCATCTGGTATCGTCACTCTTACTAACAATACAGAACAGACCCTCACAGGACTCTACGCTGCCGATGGCGGTCTGAGGGTCACTGGTGGTGTCGGAATCCAGAGGAACCTTGCTGTAGGCGGTTCTATGCGTGTCTACGGAGACTTTGAAATCTCTGGTGCAACTACTCAGTCTGGTAACACTGGATTTAGTGGTCGCGTTTCCGTCACCAATACTTCCGATGCTACATCTTTCGGTGATAACTCAGTTGCTCTTACTGTTGATGGTGGTGCAAGAGTTACTAAGAATGCATGGGTTGGCGGCGACTTCCACGTTTGGGATGATGCAAACTCTAGAGATGCATTTGTTGTTGATGTAAGCACAGGCGATGCTACTCTTTATAATACTCTAACGGTTGGAGGAAACTTAGTTGTAAATGGAACGACCACTACTGTTAATTCTACGGTCACAACTCTCGATGACCCTATTATTACTCTGGGTGGTGACACAGCACCAGTCGCTAACGACGGTAAGGACCGTGGTGTTGAGTTCCGTTATTACGACGGCTCTGCGAAAGTGGGCTTCTTCGGATTCGACAGGTCTTCCTCCCAATTCACGTTCTTAACAGATTCTACAAATGTATCTGAGGTTCACACAGGTACAGATGCTGCTCTTCGTGCTGGTAGTCTGAATCTGACTGGTGCTGGTACATCTCTTGATGTTGATGCTAATGCAAACATTGATGGCACTCTGACTGTTGATGGTCAAATTATTTCTCAAGTTGCTTCTGGTCCTGCTCTGGTTATTCCCAACACAACCAAGATTAACAACCTGAACGCTGACCTTCTGGACAGCATGACAACTGCTTCTGCTGCAACACCTACAACCGTTGTTAATAGGGACTCTAATGGAGACTTCGCCGCTAATCAAATTACAGTTAATTCTGGCATTGGCGCTCTTGCTGGTATTCAAGGTAATGCTACTACAGCTGATGCACTCAGAACCGCAAGGACAATCACAATCGACGGCGTTGTCGATGGCAGCGTTTCCTTCGACGGATCTACAAACGTAACCATCAGCACTGTCTATAACGATGCAGACATCACTGCACTTGCTGCAATGGCAGGTACTGGTTTAGTTACCAGAACTGCTGCTAATACCTATGCACAACGCACTTTAACTAAGGTTGGTAGTGGTATCACAATTACCAATGGTGATGGTGTTTCGGGTAATCCCACTATCAACGTTGCATCTTCTAGCACTAACTCTGCAAATAACCTGGTTATTCGTGATGCTTCTGGTGATTTTGCTGCCAATATCATCACTGCTGATTTGGTTGGTGATGTAACTGGTCAAGTTTCTAGTATTGCAAATCACTCTACCACAGACCTTTCTGAGGGTACAAACCTCTACTTCACAAATGAGCGCGTTGATGACCGTGTTGCTGCTCTGATTGCTGGTGGTACTGGTATTACTGCCACTTACAATGATGCTGGCAACTTGCTCACCCTGAGTGCCGAATTCAGTGAGTTTGATACTGACAATATTGTCGAAGGTTCTACCAACCTCTTCACTACTGCTGCTCGCACCCGTACACACTTCACTTACGGTACAGGTATTGAGCACGATGGTTCTGGCACTCTGAGTGTCACCCAGGCAGATATCAACACCGATAATGTAACTGAAGGTGTCACTAATATCTTCTATACTGAAGCACGTTTCAATACAAGTCTTAGTGGTAAGACTACCGACAATGTAACGGAAGGTTCTACCAACCTCTATTACACAGATGCACGCGCTGATGCACGTATTGCCGCAGCAACTACTGACGACCTCACAGAGGGTGTTACAAACCTTTATTACACTTCTGCAAGGGCAAACGCTGACTTTGATACAAAACTTGCTGCAGCGGATACAGATGACCTTTCTGAAGGTGCTACAAATCTGTATTATACGGATGCTCGTGCCGATGCCCGTATTGCTGCTGCAGATACCGATGACTTGAGCGAAGGTGCTACTAACCTTTACTTTACTGATGCTCGTGCAGATGCTCGTATTGCTGCAGCAACTACAACTGATTTGTCCGAGGGAACTAACCTTTACTACACCGAAGCAAGAGTTCAGGCAAAACTAGATAATGCGTTTGCTCAACTTCAAGCAATGCTTAACAACCTTGCAACTGCCACAACTTTGGTTCTGAACTTGAGTGGCGATCCTACTCCTGGCGCAGTTGTAACCGCTGGTGCAGTTACTGAAGGTGGTGTTGGTGGTTTCACTACCGACACTAACGTTGCTACCACTGGTGGTACTGGAAGCAGTTTGACGGTTGATACCACCGTTGTTGGTGGAGTAATCACTGCTGTTGCAGTTAATACCCCTGGTTCTGATTACCTGATTGGTGATACTATTACAATCGCCAACCCCAATGCAGGTGGTGTTGCAACCTTCAACTTGGCATCTTTGACCGCTGGTAGTAACTATGTTACTGGCACTGCTTTAGCAACAACTGGTGGAACTGGTGGTGCTACTTTGACTGTAGACATCACTGCTTCTGCTGGCGCAATTACCAACGTTACGGTCAATAACGCTGGTATTGGTTACACTGCTGGCGATACCATCACAATTGTTCAACCAATTGGTGCTGATGGTATTAATCCTGGTACTGGTGGTACTGTCGATATTTCCACAGTCTTTGTTGATGCAACCTTTGCTCTCGCAGATATCACTACGATGGAAGTTGGAGCAACTGTAACTGGTGCTACTTCTGGCACTACTGGTGTTATTACTGCACTTGGCACCAACCAAATCACAGTTGATACCGTTAGCGGGTTCTTCAAAGTTGGGGAAGTCGTTAGTGCAAATGATGTTACTACACTTACTATCCAATCATTCGGTTGATAACAAATGTCCGCTACAAGACCCGCCTCTAAGACAGAGTTAAAAAACTATGCTCTTCGTAGATTAGGTTATCCTGCTATCGACATCAATGTATGTGATGAGCAGCTGGATGACCTAATTGAAGAAGCAATCGATTACTTTCAAGAGTTTGCCTACAACGGAAGTTACAAGGCATTCATCAAGATTGAAGTAACTGATGCGATTAAGACTGCTGCAAAGTCTACAACACAGATGGGAGCAACTGCTTGGTATGAAGGAAATGAATATGTTTCTCTTCCACCTGGAGTTTTAGCAGTCAATCATGTTTACAGTGCCATTGGTGCATCAAGTATTGTTCCTGGAAATATCTTCAATATCAAATATCAAATCTTCCTCAATGACATCTATTCGATGACTCACGGACAGATTTTACATTATTTTATGACTTCTCAGTATCTTGAGACTCTTGATTGGGTAACAAACTCTGCTATGAATCGTAGAGTTAGATTCAATGAATATCAGGGTAAACTTTATCTTGATTTTGATTGGAATGAACTGCAGGCTGGTGACTATGTTGTAGTAGAAGTTGTCATGCGCCAAGACCCTGATACTTACACTGCAATGTATAACGACGCTTGGCTAAAGGATTATGTTGAAGCCCTTTTCCAACAACAGTGGGGTAGAAACTTGAGTAAGTATGATGGTGTTCAGATGCTTGGTGGCGTAACCTTAAATGGTCGTCGTATTCTTGAAGATGCAAGTCAGTTTAAGAAAGACCTTGAAGAGCAAATTCGTAAAGATTATGAACTCCCTCCAATGGATTTAATCGGTTGATATGACTTACAGAAACGATCCCCCAGAAAACTGTATTCAGTCGGACTATACAAGTAGTTGCCGACTGAATCTTAATGGGTCTGCACAAGAACAGACTTTTATGGAAAATCTGATTGTGGAGAGCATTGAACTCTACGGTCAGGATATTTATTACTTGCCCAGAACTTACGTCAATAGAGATACAATCTTTCAAGAAGTAGAAAGTAGTTCATTTACTCAGGCATTAGCGGTTAGAGCATATGTCAACAATGTAGAGGGATGGGAAGGACAAGGAGAACTTCTTAGTAAGTTTGGTGTAAGGATTGAGGACAAGACAACCTTTATCTTTTCTCGCAAAAAGTTTGAAGAGAAAGTTGATGATAATGCAACATTGAATGTTGAAGGTCGCCCCAATGAAGGCGACCTCATTTGGTTCCCAACAACAAAGCACTTGTTTGAAATCAAGTTTGTTGAAGCAGAGCGTCCATTCTATCAGTTAGGTAAAGGATATGTCTGGGAATGCCAATGCGAACTCTTCGAGTACAGCGACGAAGAACTCGACACTGGTGTTGCGGAAATCGATGCTGTCGAAACTGCATTCGCCAATGCTATTAAACTTGTTATGGATGCGGGTGGCACTGGAGCATTTA